ACCGGCTGTCTTGGGCAGGTCGAACACGCCGGTCACAGACAACGCGCCCAGTGCGCCGGCCGCGATGTCCAATTTGGCGATGCCGATCAGGTCGTTCTGCACGACCACGTCCCCGGCGGCCACGGCCGCGACGGGTGTGTGGTCGATTGCGTTGCCGTCATGAATGAATTGTGCTGTTGCCATGTACTAGGCTCCTTGAGGATGATTGGATTCCGGGCTATTCCGGGGGGGGTTATGCCTCGCCCTTGACCTTCACCGCGCCGCGGTGGTCCTGTTCCTTGACACCGAAGTCGATGTAGCCGCGGAACTGGATGCCCAGCGTGTTGAAGTTGGCGTCGGCCCGCTCGACGGTGGGCGTCTGTTTACCGTTGAGGAATGCGACCTCGAACGCGGGCAGGCGGTTGGGGTCGGCGAACAGATACCAGGCCTTGTTGCTCCCCCCGGAGATAGTCGCGTTCGATAAGTAGGCGGAGGTCACCACATCGAACTTACCCGCGTGCGGGTTGGTGGCGACCTTGGGCTTGTTGGCCGTGGTGGTCTCGTTGACCGCCGTGGCGTTCATCAGTTGTGAGGCCAGCACGTTCAGCGCCGGGGGCACGAACAGTGTCCGGGGGGCCACGCTCAGAGGCCGGCCGTTGGGCTTGGTCTGCTCGAGGAAGAGCAGCTCGACGGCGGTCAGGCTGTCGATCGAGAGCGCCGTGTCCACGCCTGAGAGGTAGTTCTTGTTGCCGGTGGAGAAGAAGCTGCCCGGGTTCGACAAGAGCAGCTCGAATACCGCCTCCGCGATCGCTTCTGCGGAGCCCATCCCCAATACCTGCGGGATGGCGGCGAAGGCACCGAGGTCATCGTTGATGATGTCCTTACGGTCCAGCGAGAACATGATGCCGAAGGTGTCGGCCTTCTGGGTGAAGTTCTCCTCGCCCAGCTTGCCGTGCTTAAGTTCGCCGCCCTTGGCCACGGGTTGGAACTTCATGTCATCGGTCAGCCGGTATCGGGTGTGCTCCTTGAAGTCCGAGACGGATCCGATCTTGCAGACCCGACGCCAGGCGTCTTCGACGTAGTTAAAGCCGTCAAGCAGCATCTTGTGCGCGACGTTGCTGAGGATCCCAGGCAGCGACATTGTGCTGAACGCCGCCTGCAGCCAGGCGGTAGCGTCCTGCTGGTAGCGTGGCAATTGCCGGCCCGAGGCGATCTCGCAAAACTCCTGGAACCCGACGCCACGGAAGTGATCGCTGGCCTCGATGGTCTTCTCGCCGAACTGAACGAGGGCACGCTGGTCGGTCATGCCCGCGGCGCGGCACGCGGCGGCGATCAGCACGTTGTGGTCGGGGGTGCGGTCAGTGCTTGCGCCGGGAGCGGGGGAACTGGGTCGGGAGGCGCGGAGCACTTCAAGCTCGGTCTTCGTTTCGTCCCACGCATCTTCGATCGCCTTGGCGGCGAGGTCCTGATGACCCTTGCCGCAGATCTCGAGGATGTGGGATTGGCGACGCAGTTCACCTGCGGCCGATGCGCGTAATCCTTGAACGGGATCGTCGCCGCCTTCGTCAGCGCCGGGGGTCTCGTCGGTCTCGGTTGCTTGTGTAGCGTCGAAGGACGCCTGCAGGGTGGTGGTTTGTTCATGGGTGAGGGTTTCGGGATCGAATCCGCCGGCGCGGAGCCATTCGGTGAATTCCATGGGTAAGTCCTTGTGTTGGGTCGGTTGCTGATTGGCGATGAGTGCCGACGTGTTCGTGTCCGCGCCCAATGGCACGAAACTGATCTCGCCGAGCACGGATTGACGGGCGACGTTAAGCGGGCCGTCGAATGAGCGGCCGTTCACGACGACATTCGCGCCGGCCTTGATGAAGTCCACCTGTTTGGCCTGGGCCCCGATCGACGCCTGCCAGCGGAAGCCCTTGTCCGCCAGGGCGACGACCCGCTGCACGCGGGGCGAATCGCCCAGCACGCTGCCCGCCGCGACGAGCTGGCCGTCGCTGATCTCGATGCGGTCGGTCTGACCCACCACGTCGTCCACATCCTGTTGGTGGCCGAGGAAGATGGGCCGTGAGCTGTCGCCCACGTTCAACCCGGCCAGATCCACCACGACCGGGTAGCGCCAGCCCGCGAGCGTCATGGGGCCACCGGTGTACGCGGTCATCTGGAAACGACGTGGCATGTCGCCCTTCGAGGGTTGATCGCCATCGCCGGGCGTCGATGCGGCGCTGATCTCGAGTGGCGCAGTGAGCGTGAGTCGGGTGGTTTGCTTAGGCATCCTCTTCCTCCTCGTCCTTAGCGACAGGTTCGGCCTGCGCCGGGTCGGTGGCGGGGGCGGGTTCAGAGAGCCCAAGTTCACGCATCAGGGCGATCTCTTTGGCGCGTTGACGCAGTTCGGTCTCCCAGTCACGGCCCTGTTTGGCGTACTCGTTGGCGAGCGTGGTTGTGTTGTTCGTTAGGCGTGTGGCCTGGGCGTTGGCCTCTTTGGCGGGATCGACGTGCTCGGTCCCGTCCCAGAACCACTGGTGGCTTAGCAGGGTGAACTCGGCGGTGCGCACCCAGCGCGGCAGCAGGTCGCTGACCAGGATGGCCTCGTTCAGCCACCCCCGGAGGATGCGGTCCAGGACCACGTCGGCGAGGAGTGATTGATCGACGCGGATCGCCTTGTAATAAGTCTGGTGATCCAGGCGACCCGAGGCGTAGTTGTAGCCCGAGCTGTTGCCCGCCGCGACGTTGAACGGCATGTTCAGGCAGCGGGCGATCTCGGCCAGGATCGACTTCACGAACTCGACGTGGTTGGTGCTGGGGTGCTCGGCCTTGACCTGCCCGAGCTTCCAGCCCTGCGGCAGCGTCGTCGCCATCCGTGTCTCAAGCTCGAACACGTCCATCGGCTCCACCGCGTCGGGTTCGCCGTTGGGAGGCGAATCGGTGTAGAGCGTCAGGGCGAAGTCCGCAGCGGTCTCGGCGGCGGCGAGTACGGCCAGTCGGTAGCGCCGCAGTTGGGCGAAGAGCGGCAGCGCCGGCGTGAGTTCGGGGATCCCACGGCTCTGACCCGGCCGCTCGGTTCGGTAGAGATGGATCATCGCGTCGGCTGGGATGCTGTCGAAGTCCTCCGCAGCGCTGAGCGATCCGATCCCCGTGTTGCCGGGGTGGTGCTTGAGTACGTGGTAGACGACGGGGTTGCCGTAGCGGTCATATTCGATGCCGTCCACACCGTCGTTGTCGAGGCTGCGGTGCGATAGCGGGGTTGTGACCTGGTCCGGCTCGATTAACTTGAGGTCGAGTTTGACGGGGCCATCAACGGTGGGGTTGTGGGTCAGGATGGCGAACGCCTCGCCCGATTCGGCGCGGGCCATCCGCATGGTCCGCAACTTCTCGGCCAGGCCGATGCTCCGCGCCCAACGCATGAACGCCTGCTCGATGGCGGTGTTGGCGGCGGGGTCGTCGGTGAGCATCTGCAGGCGCGGTCCGGTGCCGATGGTGTCGTTGGCGAGCGTCAGGACGATGCCACGCGCGTAGGAGTTGTTAGCCACCTCGTACCGGGCACGGCTCCGCAGGATCGACCGCACATCCATCGATGCGGCGGCGTCGGGACTCAGCAGGTCGGCGTTGGCCCAGTGCCGACGGTTCTCGTCGGTGGTCTGCGCCGCGTCGAACTTACCCTGGATCACACGGTAAGAGCGTTCACGCGGTGCGGAAGGTTTGGGCTTGGACTTCCAAGGGAATGGGAGCAACATCATGCGGCTCCCGGTGGGATGAGTTTGCTGATCTTGACGCCCAGGCCCGCCTTGCGGGTGGCCCGCTTGGACGCGAGATAGCGGTCGGCCGCGATCTGGTCGGCAAGGCCGTGCTGCTCGACGGATTGACCGTCCACGCTCGCTTTGGCGGGGCCTGCGGCGTTCTGACGGATCGTGTCGTCTAGTTCGGTTGGCGTCGGTTCAGGCAACGGCGGTTCCCTGTAGGGGGTAGTCCCTACGGGTTACCTATGCCGTTAACGCGACCATCGCGCAGCAGATAACTTCCACTGTCGGGGTTGTTCCAGATGTGGAAGTATGCCTTTAAGCGGTCTGCATATGTTCGGAGAATTGACTGATGCTGACGCGCTTACCGCCCGGCAGCTTGGCGGTGAGTTCCAGTTCGCCGTCAAGCGCTTCGATGATCCGACGTAACGTACTGATCTGCATATCGTCCTGCGACTCAAGCTGGGAGAGGCTCGGTTGCGTAATACCCAGACGCGTGGCCATGTCCACCTGCGTCAGACCCGCCTGCTTACGGATCTCCGCAAGCAGCATCTCCGCCATCATATCGCGCGCCATCGCCTCGGCCCGAGCCTGGCTCTCCGGCGACATCTTGTCACGTAACTCTTTGAACTTACGAGCCATCAGATCAATCCTTCCTCAGCGATCTGCCGCAGATGCGTGTCGTACAAGTCATCCGCGATGGGGATCATTCGGTCGTAAAACCTGTCATCCCCCGTCTTGTCGCCGCCGATCAACAGGATCGCGCTGCGACGGGGATCGAACGCAAAAAACGTCCGGATCGGCCGTCCCTGGCACTGGGTAATTAGCTCCTTCATGTGGCTGTGCCGCGAACCGTTAATGGTGTCCGCATGCGGCCTGGACAACTGGGGTCCCAACTGCTCTAACAGCTGTACGCTGGCATCCAGGCACTCCTGTTCCGTTTCGGTCAGGTCTTGCCACCAAGCATCGAACTCGTCCGTGAACTCTACTTCCCACACTCATTTAGTATAGGTTATCGTCTATATAGGTCAAGGACTATAATCAGATTTTACCAAAAAACTCTATTTTGGGGCCTTAAGGCTGGTTCTAGAGCTTTTCCCGGGTGGTCACACGCCTCCCGCAGTGCCTGCAGAGCCTGACCCGCAGCACGTAACCGGGCTTGGGGCGGGTGTACCAGACCGGCAGGTGGCGGCATCCGCAAGACGGGCAGGCCAGGCCGAGGTCGTCCCGGGTGGGTTTGGCTGGGGTTACGGGTTTGGCTGGTCGGTCAGGATTCATCGTTTGGTGGCTTGTAGTTCTGAGAGCTTGATCCGTGGCTTACGCGGTTCGCCGATCTGCTCGACGCCCAATTTCACGCCGCCCATCGACGCGGCGACGGCACAACCAACCAGACAATCCAACCAGTGGTTGTCGGGCTTGGAGGGTCGGACCGACCACTCCTGCACGATCCGGCCGTGGCCCTGGGTACGGGTCCACGATTCCGACCCCGCGATGTGATCGGCGAATAACCTGTGCCCTGCCCCCTTGGAATTCACATCGCCATAAAGCGTCAATGCCCCGCGATCGCCCGGCGCGACGGCCAGGCGGGCATGGACAAAACTCTTCCAGTAGTTCGTGTCGATCTGCACGTGCCGGAACTCGCTGGTCTTCGAGACATTGGGTACATACCAGTGGTGGCCGTGGCGCTCGCCCGGCCGACGCCGGTACGTCGCCATCGGCTTGTTGCCCGCCTTGATGCCCACCCCCTTCGAAGGCATGGCTGTACCTGTCAGTTTGTGGCAGACGTTGGCGATGACTCCCGAGAGGTAGCCCGAGTCAATCAGTAACCGATCTACCCGGATGGAACCTTCACCCTGCGGCCATGCTGTGTTGACCAGCGTCGAAGCCAACTGTTCAAGCCCGGCCTGTACTGCGCCCTCAACACCCGCCCCAGGCATCAGATCGCCCATCGTCTTCTTCGCATCCCGCAACGAGAACAACGACCGCTTCTGGTCCGGATACGTGCCGTAATCGATAACGTAGCCGGTGAAGTCTTCCGCCCAGGCGCACACGACGTAATAGAGCAATTTGTCGTGCACGTCGATGAACGCCGTGACGCGGGTGCTTTCGATCGGGACCTGCTTCCGGGGCCGGCCGTTGACACGCTGCGCCACCTGATCAGGCGTGAGCACATCCTCGTCGGTCTGCTCGGCCACGGGCTCGTTCTGGTACTCGGCGAAGAACGCGGGCTCGTCACGCAATTTCAGGTTTATCGCGTGCTGCAGGGCGCTGACCTCGTCGTGGTTGAACCGCTGCGGCCAGGCTACGGCCGAACCCTCGTCCATCGCGTCGCGGTTCTGCTCGTAGTAATCGGTCGCCTCCGATCCGTCCCGACCTTCGCGCAGGCTCTCGGCCCGCAGCTGGGCATACTGATCCCAGTGCTTCTCGGCTTCCGCCGACTCGGGAAAGCGATAAATCAGCTTCGTGCATTCGCCCTGCCACTCGGGGTTCCGTGACCGATCGAGGATCTGGTCCGCCAGGTCGTCGTGGTAGATCTTCGTGCAGGTCATGAACCCGGCCATCTTCACACCGGGACCACCAAGGCCCAGCACGTCCCCGTTGAGGATGGAAAGCCGGTGCCGGGTCTGCGCCAGCGAGTTGGCGGATTGGCGGGTCTGTGGGTCATCGAGGATGACCAGAGACGGCCGGATGATCGTCCCGTCCATCCGCGTGTGCTGCTGCCCGCGGATGTTCGAGTCCAAACCCGCCACCGTGATGATCCCACCCGATGACGGGGAGTCTTCCATGGTGGGCATGACCAGGCGGTCCGCAGACCAGGTGATGTACGTGGGTTTGCCTTGGCAGAGCTGGCCGATCTGGCGTCGGGCGTTGTTCTCGAGCTTGCGGATCGGGTAGATCGCCTCGGGGAAGTCCGCCAGCAGCAGCGCGTTGGCCAGCATCTCGCGCTTGATCGAATCGAGCATGCTCTTGGCCTGGTCCTCGGCGCTGCCGATCAGACACACATAGGGTCGGTAGCCATACAGGATCGCCCACAGCCCCGCGATACGTGCGAGGGTGGTCTTGCCGCTGCCGCGTGGCATGGCGAAGGCGAACAACCCGCCGTCGATCACGGCGCGTTCGATCTTGGCGATCACCCGCAGGTGGTCCTCGCTCCACGCCAGATGGAACGCCGCAGGGAAGTACCGCTCGCAAAAGTCACGGAACGATTCAGCGCACCGAGCGCGACGCGCCTCATCTTCCGGGGGCGGTGGGGGGCCGATGTCGCGGCCGGCGCGGGACAGCGCCCGGTTGCGTTCGGCCTCGCGGGCCTTGCGCTCTTCGTAGGTGATCGCCTGCGGCGCGGGCTTGTCCCTCTGCCGCGCCAGCCACGCCACATACTTAATCAGGTTGACTTTGCGCGGGTCGCCCGAGGCCGTGATGCGCAGGCCCGCTTCGTTCATCTGCCGGTGGACCTTCGCGGCGTTTACAACCGTCCCGGCCGGCGTGCTGTTCAGCAGCCGGACCAGTTCGGTCGGGGATAGGGCGCGCAGGTCCATCGCCATTAGTTGTCATCCCCGTCACGGGCCTCGGGTTGGCCCGTGTGGGTATTCAGCCAGGCGGCGTAGTGCACCACGTTGATCGCGCCGTTGGCGTTCGTGGGCGCGCCTTGGGCCACATGTTGGCATAGATCATCCATAGGGAGGCCCAACATTCGGGCCAGTTGTTCGACCGGCACGGCGGCGGGGTTCAGGGGCGATTCTTCGCCGGATTCGGGGGGTTGGGTAGGAACCATGGGAATCTCTTAAATAACTGCAAATACTGTAATTAACGCCTTGATGTTGTCCCCGGATTGAGGCTTAATGTGACCGTGAAGACCACGATCCCCCACGCACGGAGAACCACGATGCCAACCGCCAAACCCACCGCCAACGCCCTGAAGACCGCCGACCGGATCGCCCGGGAGGTGCTGGGCCTTGAGACGCTCGAAGAGCGAAAGATGGACAGCCTCGACTTCAAAGAGCAGGCGGTCT